TCCTTCACAGCCACGAAGGCGTAAACGTCTGAGCGGTTGCAGTTCTGGAAGACTCGATAGACCTCGTCGTTGATGATGATTCGATCCTCGCTCACGACCCCTCCGAAAGAGCTCACCCAGAAGACATCATCAATCTCGGCAACGACTTGATGGCTGGGGTCAAAGAACACAATGAACGCCGGCAAAAGGACTCTAACGTCACTAGTCCCGGGTGTCGGAAGTAGCTGAGCCGTCGGAGTACCGCTGGTCCCAGTGTATGGGATAATCTCAGTCAGGTCAGCAACATTGCCCATGAACTTGTCTTTGGCTTCGATCGAGTTATCATTAGAGCCCCCGGGCCAGCCACAAGGCATAACGACACGATTACGCGAAGCTGAACGAGAACTGATACCGACAATACCATTGTCCACGCCGTACCACTGGCCATCAACGAACCGAATCAACATCGGTCCGGTGGCATTGCCATCAGTTCCGTCATCTCTCCACGGGTCGCAGAGGCCGCTTGATAGCTTGCCCTGGTTGGAAACATCGGTAGGACTCGAGGTGTGGCCAGCGACGATGAGCGGGTAGGGATATTCGCCCTCCGTGGTGTAACGGTTGCCCCAACCCATGTAGAAGTTGAAGTACGCTGAGCCGATCTTCACAATGCCGATGATCCGATAGCTGGTAATGCTGAACCAATACTCGATGCTCACGTTATGGAGCAAGAGGTAAGCACCAGCCTTAGCCGGGTTGAGTACGGAATCGTGGAACCCGGGACTAACACCAGGCTGATTCTCCCAGTCCTGACCAGAGGTATACCCGGTTGCTCCGTGGATCTCCCAGTTGTAGTAGCCGGGAGTAGCATCACTGAATGTACGCCAGCCGACGTAGATCTCATCTGTGCCGTCTCCATCACCCTCCAGCATAACTTCCTTCTCACTGCCGCTCCACGTACTGTCGCGGTTTGCCGTCCAGCCGTTGTCGCCGAAGGTCAACGTGAGGGAAGCGCTCGAGCCAGTTCCGCCAGTGACGGAGTTGGGAGAAGACGGGTTGGACGTATAGACGCCGGCGTTATAGATACGAACGCCGTCGATCACGCCAGCTGCCACAGAGGTGACCTCGATCTGAGCAGTGACTGTACCGGTGCCGCCGGCCACAGACAAGATATCACCGACGACATAACCAGTACCACCAGACGAGATGCCGACAGTCTGAACGCTGTTGCCGGTCGCCGCGTTGACCAACTCGTCGGACAGGTCGAGGTAGTCTGTAGCGGTTCCGTGAATCCAACTCATGACAGCACCTGCCTGATCGTATTGGGATTCTCTGTAACGAAGTTGAGGAAGACCTGTTCGCCTTCTCGGCTCTTCATGGCTTCGGCAACATCGGATTGCTTCAGTACGTTGACGATCTTAACCGATGCACCCGCAACTGCCGCGGGCGCCTGTCCACCTTGCCCGCCCTGCTGTCCAGGAGTTTGGACGGTGACGCGCTCGCCGGGTGTTGCACGGAAGGCGACGGTTTGGGAATCCGTTCCACCGCTACCTCCGACGGTGAACGCGCCACCGGTAGCGAATCCAGGGAGGGGCACACCAAGTGCACCGCCGATAAGACTCTTGAACGCCTGGTTGATCAACAGCCTTGTGAGATCACGCAGGACGTTATCCACAAAGCCCGAGATGTTGAGTTCGCCGGTCGTGACAAAGTCCACAAGAGCATCCTGTGCTCCGTTGAAAGCATTGACCAAAGCGTTCTCTGCGATCGAGGCGGTATCGTTGATCTGATCCGCGATCGTGTTGAGCCCCCGCGCAAGTCCTGACTCAAGGTTAGTTCCCAGCGCCAGCTGAGCGCGATCGAGTTCCTCCAACGCTACCGCGTACTCCTGGGCAGAAATACGTCCTTGATCGAAGAGCGATTGGATTGCAGCTTGTCTGCTGGCGTACTCCTGAGCAGGTCCTTGGATCTGATCCAGAACCTGTGCCTGAGCAGTTAAGGCCTGGATACCTTGGAGCTGACTATCGACCAACGCGGCTTCGGTCTCAGTCAACTGACGCCCAATCTCATCCTCGATCTTGAGAATCTGGGCTCGACGTTCGTGCTCCGCAGCCGAAAGCTGAAGCAGCTGGGCCTCTCGCTCGAGGTCAGCTAGCACCTGATCGAAGGACAAATCAACGGGACCAGCTCGATCTTCGGGTGTTTCGACAGGTCCAGGCGTCCCAGGAACGCCCGTAGGCGCGCCGGGTGTACCCGGTTCGATACGTTGCCGGGCGCGAGCATCCGCTTCATCGAGGACGCCGAGCACCGCGTCTTCAACAACGCTCTGATTGAATCCCTCGAGGAAAACGTCCTTCACTGTGGTACCCAACTCGAAGGCGCCGCCAGCAAACTCGTTGTTAAGTCGATTGAAGTCCACAAGGTCAAGATCGACGCCAGGAATCTTGTTGAGTCCGGCAACGATCTTGTTAACACCATCTTCTGTGATCGAGATAATCCCGTTGATCGCTTGGAAGAAGATGTCGGCCAGCGCACGAGGAATCTTCTCGAAGCCGAAGATGATAGCGCCGATTGCACCGAGGAAGAACCCGACGAGCTTATCGACAACCTGGGCGGCGGTCTGAAGAATCGTAACGAAGACGAGTCCGACGGTTCCGCCGAAGTCCTGTGTATCTTCTTCCATCATATCGAAGCCGGTTTCACTCGTGGAAAAGAGCTGGGTAAGCCCGGACTCGATCTTCTCGAAGGCTACAGTTGCCACGTCGGCTAACGTTGTTAGGCTTCCGGTGCCGATGGTAATTTCGTCTGAGAAAAGAACAAGTGCCGCTGTGACAGCAGTAACCACGGTGAGCAAAGCGCCTAGCGGGTTTGCAGCAATAGCAGCCGTCAGTGCTTGGACTCCACGAGTCGCTATCAACAATCCTCGCTGGTAGAAATTCACGGCAAGGGCAACGCCGACGATCGTAAGAGCCTTGGCTACGTCATCGAGGTTGTTGGCGACAAATCGAAGGACGGAGGCTAAGCCGCGCATGAACTGAGTCAAAGCGCTCTGTGCCCCAAGTTCGCCGGCTTCGATGATCACAGCCTCAAACGCGGACTTGACGGCAAGCAAAGCGCCGTTGAGGTTGTTGTCCATCGTCTCGGCGATTCTTGCGGCAGTACCTTCTGCTTCTTGTAATGCAGCCTCGCTCTCTTTGATCTTCGGGATCGAGTTGACCAGCACGTCAAACGCCGGTCCTCCTCGATCACCGAACAACTCGAGAGCAGTACCCGTGTCGATCCCAGCCTCGCCCAGTCGTTCCAGGGCGGCGATCAGACCCACCTGGGAGATACGTACCTCGTCGGTTGTTACGCCGAGCTCCTTGAGCACCTCAGTCTCAGCAGACGTGGGTTTCTCCAGAGTACCAAGGACACGGCGCAAGCCGGTACCCGCGAGCGATGCCTGGAGACCCGCATCACTCAGTGCACCAACAGCAGCTGCCGCCGTCTCGAGTTCGACGCCAACGCCCGCTGCCACAGGAGCAACGAACTTCATGGCATCGCCGAGCTGGCGGACATCGGTGTTGGCAGAGTTCGCAGCGAGTGCGAGGACATCGACCACACGAGTGGCCTCTCCGACGTTGAGACGGAATCCCGTCAGCACGTTTGAAGCGATGTCCGCAGCGCTCGCAAGATCAAGCGCACCGGCCTGGGCAAGACGGAGCGTGTCATCGATCGAAGCTATGACCTCGTTGGTATCAAAGCCCGCGCGACCGAGGAAGATCATACCCTGAGCTGCTTCCGAAGCCGAGAACCTTGTGGTAGCGCCAAGGTCTTTCGCTACCTGGGTCATCTGAACCATGTCTTCTTCGGTTGCCCTGGTGATAGCCTGGACAGTCGACATCTGTTGGCTGAAGTCTGCGAGTAGCCTGACGCTCTGAGCGATTCCGGCGGCAATACCGATCGCGCCGAGCGTCCGGGTCAGGAGCTGAGCGGCCTTGCTGGCCTTGTTCAACGAGCCCTCGACCTCTTTGCCCGCTTGCTTAGCCTGAGTCGGGTCAGCTTTTATTCTTATTAGAAAGTCCGCCATTGTCTTTCTTCTTTCCTACCCATTCCAGGTAAGCGGAATCCAACGCGCGGATGACCCTGACAAACAGCTTTGTACTGTCATCGTCAAGCCCAGCAAACTCGCAATACTCCACAAGAGCAGTCCAAGGAATTGGGCCAATGCTCCATCCGAGTGATCGACAAGTACCGAGCTCCCAGAAAGCATCCAAGAAGAACTGATCGACTTCGTAGATAATGGGCTCATCGAAGACCCAGTCTGGCGGTTCGATTCCCCGCTCAGCACAGACATCAACGATGAACCCCTTATCTGCATACTCGAGCTCCCACCTCAGTCGCTCTGCGAGTTTCCCGACAGCTCCTCGACATCGACGCCTTCGCTAACGAAGTTGTGAGGATCCGTAGCGAACAGACGAACCTCATCGAAGATGTGATCGGGCAGCGCCTCGAAGAACGCCTGGGCATTCTCCACAGTGAAGGAAACGTCGTTGCCGTCGTCATCCTTCACCCTCTTCCACCCGCGAGCGACGTGAGTAGCGTACAGCTCCCTGTCGTTGTCGCGAGCCTCCTTGGTCATGCCGGCGGAGAAGTTGCGAGCACGGGCCCGGCCGATGTTCTTGCGCTGCTTCTTGAGCAGTGCGTTGAAGTACGGCTTGTTGGCCTCGGTGGCGGGCGCCAGCTCGAGCTGAGGCTCGCCCTCGAGATCGTAGAGCGTCATGGTCGCAGTTCGGTCCGGGTTGACCCGGAGCTGTTGGATCTTGTTGAACTTCGGCATCTTGGGTCTCCTAGGGTCTCGACCTTTTCAGGCCTGGTCTACGAAGTAGGAGTCCACGCGAAGAACGAAGCGCTCATCGAGTAGCCGAGGTCAGGATCCTCGAAGGCCTGAACCGGCGTGTTGATCAGCACAGTCTCGTTCACCGGGAACTCCTTGGAACCGTCTCCGATGGTGCAGGCGGGGATGTCGAAGAAGACAGCGCCGTCATCGTTGCGGAGACTGAAGTCCATGGTCACGGTCGTGTTGTCGCGGATGGCCGCGGGCACGTCAGCGTTGGTGAAGAGCACCTGGCTCTCGGTGTCGATCTCCAGGTTACCAACGTTCATGAAGACCGCGCCCAGGTTGGCGAGGACCTTCTCGGGGCTGACGTTGTTGTTGATGGTGAGAGTGACGTTCTTGAAGAACGTGGTGAGCCCGCTCTCGTCCACCTCGGTGATCCGAAGCCGGCTGATGTCCGCCGAGGTGTTGAGGGCCGCGGTCTGGTACGGCGCGACAGGAGTCGCAGCGCCGGTCTTCCTCGTGGTCGTCGGCGGCTCGGTGTCCGTGCCGATGAACCCGAAGCTGATCGTGGCCTTGTCCGTCAGCGGGAGGTTGAGGTCGATCTGGTTGCAGTAGTTCCCGATCGAGTACTCATAGGCGGGAGTGCCCACGGAGTCCAGGTCGGGATACGCGCCTTCGAACTGGAGGGACTGCTCGAGGTAGTCGCTGTCATCCACAGGCACGTTGCGGAGGAAGCGACCGAAGTACAGGTGGATCGTCTTGCCAGTGCCGGCATCGACAGCGAAGGTGGTGGAGGTCTTGTCGATCGTCAGCTTGTTGGCCTCGATCAACGTGACCCGCGCCCACCCGCGATTGACCGACGGCGAGGCCGCGGTGCCGAATCGGGTGACATCGGCAACGCCGCCCACCCAGATCATCTGGCCGGCGGTGAGGTCGAGAGTGGTGAAGTCGAGAGTGGTCGAGATGATGTTCCCGTCCGCGTCGATCTCGATATCACCGGTCGCTCCCTGCACGCCGTGGCCGTCGAGACGAGCAGACGCGGGAGCAGTCTCGGCCACGAGCGTCGAGGTGACCGGGATGTCCGTGGTGGTGGCACCAGTGTCGACCACGTGGATGCCGTTGTTAGCGGCGTTACTGAAGCCGCGGGCGTAGATCAGCTGACCCGCAACGAAGTTGTCGCCGTTGTCATCGACGGTGAAGGAGTCAGTGTCACACGCGGTGACCTGGTTGGTGAGATCAGCGGCGTAAGATTCCGCGCCGGCGAAGCTCGCGAAGAGGAAGCTCGGCAGGAAGTCCAGGAGATGCTCCATCGTCGCGTCACCCTCGAACTCCGCGGAGCTGTCGAGGTCAACGATGGTTCCTTTCCGTCGCTGCCGGTTCTTGGAGATCGGCGCACGAGCGACGGTCCCGATCTCCGGACCGAAGGCGCCGATGGTGTTCGGCTCGACCGTCTTCCAGACGGGAGTCACTGGCAGGACCCCGAGGCTGTCCTCGATGGCGTAAGCCAGGGATACGGTATTGGTAGAAACGCGGCTCACGGGCCCTACCTCCTACTTGGTTTCGTCAAAGGAAAAGACCACACTCACGTTCCCGCTGAACCACGGGCCATTGGGGTCTTTCCCAATCTCACGGATGTTTCCATCATAGAACTCAACGAGGCTCAGTGTCTTTCCCTCGAAGATATCGCGGGCGGCCCTCGCTAGTTCATCGAACCGTTGGAGACCCTTGTCAACGGGAGCGAAGACCTGAACGAAGACCAGCCCGCGACGTCTGTATCTCCGCCCTCCCGGAGCACCCAGAGTGTGCTGTCCCCCGGTCGATTGACGAACGGTAAGACGAACCCATTCTTCCAGTCCTTCAGGATTGAAAGCTTCATTGTCGAAGGCGTACTCAGTGAGACTGCCCCAGTCATCGACGAAGGCTTGATAGATGATTGCTCTGGCTTCGTTTTCCGTCACAATATCACCTACCTGCCGGCCCTTGCCAAAGCTGAGTCTATTGCTGTTTCTACAAACCCAGACGGAGCTTGCGTAGATGATCCTTGGTTAAGTCTTTCAATGTAAGGAACAGAGTTAGTAACAAACGCCGGTCCTTTATTGATATCATAACCAAGCATCTCAGCTACGCCCGCAGACTGGGCGAACTCAGCAGTTCCCACGTCTTGATCGTCGCCAAAGGGTCCCTCCACCGATTGACCGATGGAGGGAACCCAATTGGCTCGGGCCCAGCCCGTGTCCACAGGAGTGGTTTCGATGAGCGTATCAACGATGTCCAAGATGAGCTTGCGGATTTCATTACTCGAGAAGACCTCGAGCTCGCGCACAATCACCTTGGGGTTACTCGTCGTAGCCATCGACTAATCCTCCTGGATCTCCTCGAGCTTGACCTCGGACGGATTGGCCAGTCCTCGAAGGCGCTTGCCTTCCTTGGCCGACACGCGACAGACCGTCTCACCGTCGCGTGTCACGAGCCAGATCCCGCGATCGGGGTTGTCGATCTCGTGGATCTCCGGATCGTAGATGAAACCGGAGTCCTGCGGGATCACCGGCGACGTATCCTTGGGATCGTTCGCCGGCTGGAGATCCGGGACCTCGGAGCCGATCATCCGAACCTCGAAGAGCTGGCGCAGTCGACGGATCGAGCAGCAGTTCTTGCGAGGGTCGAAAGGATCGCCCTTGGCGTAGCGCTGGCCGTTGAAGTGGAAGTCCTTCATGACCGTAAACGACGCCTTGGGGTTGAAGTCCCGTCCTTTGATCTTCTCCATCTCGGCGACCTCCTAGGTCTACGCCACCGCGTCGTCGAAGAAGTAGCCGAGGTCGGACGAGACCAGCTTCTGGTCCATGGCCATCTCGACCTCGACGCGGTCGGCCTTCAGGTGATCCATGCGGAACTTGCTCACCCGGTGGCCCATCGGCGAGGCACCGAGGTAGCCCGTCCAGCTGAAGGTGTAGCCGGCAGTCGGCGTCATGATGCCCGGGCTCGGAGCCGCGTAGCACAGGAGCGCCTTCTTGCCGCCGATGAACGAGTGCGCGTTGGCGGCGCCCTCGTTCGCGGTGTTCTCGATGGACTTCATGACGAGGATCTTGTCCAGCTCGAGGAGCGCAGCGACGGCCTCGACGGTCACGCGGGCGGGGCCCGGAGCCGTCTGACCGTACTTGATACGATCCACGATGTCGGGGTGATCCACCATGGACAGCCACACGGGGTAGCCCATGACGAAGGTGTTGGGCTCGAAGCCCGTGGACTCGAGGACCGCGGCCTTGCCGGCGCGGACATCCTCGATCGGGGTGGACGAGGCGTCGTTCCACTGCAGGAACTCACCGGCACCGGGGCCGGACGCCACGCCGTCGAGATCGCCGCCGGTCCAGACGCCGCCGACGAAGTGACTGGCCGCCCACAGCTTCTCGCGCTTGATCAGCGCCTTGTGGGTGACCAGCTCCGTGGCCTCGCGATCCGGCATGAGGACCGAATCGGCGTTGGCCCGACGCGGGTCCGGGATGTCGTGGTGGAAGGCGTAGATGGGCGCGTAGTACGTCGGCGTGTTGTCCACCGAGTAGTGCCCGCCCGCGGACTCCGTGGCCTCCGCCCGAAGCTGCATCTCATCGCGGTTGAAGTACCCGCGATCGTACAGGTAGTAGCGATCGGCCTGCTTCGTCACCGGGATGTTGGGGAACACCTGGTCGGCGACGAAGTGACTGGCGTTCTGGAGAAACGCCACAGAGATGTTCGTCAGCGCTTGACTGACGTGAACATCGCTCACGGTCGGCTTCATGTCTGATCCTCCTTGGCCCTGTTAGGCCGGCTGTGGCTTACGCCGAGACGTCCTGGTGGGTCAGGAGCATGGTGATGATCTCGCCATCGGCGCCGCCCGTGAGGGCACGGCCGAGGCCGAAGTCGCCGCCCGCGGCGGTCTCCGCGCGGCCGTCGGCACCGGGGGTGAGCTTGGCGCCGGCGGCGATCGTCGCCCCGGCCATGACCTTGCAGACCCCGCCGACGGCGACCGAACCCGCCTCACCGGCAGCCGGGTTGTTCTGCAGGACGCCAATGCCGTTGGCACCCTGCGAGGCGATCACCGCCGCCTGGCCGCTGGCGTTCACGTCCACGAACAGGTACTGTCCGGTGGACGAGTAGTCTGCGGCCGCGGGCAGACTGATCGTCTGGATGATGTTCTCGGTAGCCATGAGT